AGTATTAGCAATAGAGTCAGTATTTATTAATTCTGCTATTTTATTGTATAGATCAGTACCTAAATAATGCTGAATATGTATCTCTTGTGCTATAGAGATAAAATGCATTAGCTTATCTGCTTGTACATTGCCATCTATTATAGTATTTTGTACTAAATCATTTCTATTTATAAATAATACTGTTGCTGCCATCTTATTTTGGTGTTGTAAAGTTTTTAGGTTCTAGGAATCCTCTGTTTTCCATATCTCTAGGTCTTGTTGCTACCTTTTTATCATTAGTTTCAATATCAACTCCTTTTCTTTTTGCTTCACTTACAGAGCTATTTCTATCATTTTTTAATCCACTACTAGGTAAAAACTCTCCTTGTTCATTTCTCTTTCTAAAATATACTTTTCTTGTCCAGTAATGTTTACATGATCCACCACCTTTGTAAAACCAAATTGAATAAGTATCAGAATTTCCTTTTGGTCCCCACCCCTCATTTACTTTCTTCTTAGACATTGCCTCAATATCTTCTTTTCTATAGACTTTTTTAGCTGCTACCATTTTTCTACAAAACTCCCTAGAGCTTTTACCTGCTTGTAAAGGTGCATAAGAATATCTTACTTTAAACATTCCTTTATCTTGTTCACTTTTGCTGTCAGGATTTGCTGAACCAGTAGATGCTAACTTTAACATTTCATTTTGCTTGTCATCTAAGTCATAATTAACTGGCTCATCAGATATTAAATCCCAGTTTTCTAAATCTTCATCCTCTCCTAAAGCTATTAACTCATCTGCCACAGCATTACTTGGATGATTATCTGTTCTTGTTATCTTTTCCTCTTTCTTTAAACTTAACTTTTGTCCAGTTTCTTCTTCTCTTGTTTCCTGATCTGTAACATTTGTTAAATCTGTAAACTCTAAAGGCTGTAATGTCTTGAAATATAGCTTTAATGATATGTTGTTAAATGCTAATATCTTATCAAATGCATCAATCATTATATTTTGAAAAGGTCTTATTACCATATTATCCATAAGTATAGATGCTTTCTCCATTTCATCAGCATTGTTTCCAAGACCAGTAGCATTTTTAATACCTAAAAGCATTGGTGATACAACTCTATGAGCTACTAATATCTTTTCTTGTGATTCAGTACTTAAAAATTGATACTGATTATGTGCATCAGATAATTGTATTGGTTCTATACTAGCTTGAGATTCAGTATTATCATTAAATGATAGTATAAATCTTCCTGCATTAGTTGATCCAGTAAACTTATCTGCTATTTTTCTTTCAATTATTGATCTTTCTTCTTCATTTGGTATTCCATTATTCATATTTATAATCATTGAAGGACTTAATCCATTCTTAATATTATTCATGTGAAAGTTAGATACCTCTCCTTCAAGTTCTGCATACTGTAATCCACCAGTATATGCAGGAGGACTGTAGTAATAATATCCTGCTTTATATGGTTTGATAAACAATATCTCTATATTTTCTTTAGATGTACCAAATGCAGGTATTCTTTTAAGCTCATCAGAGGACTTGTACTTGCTCCAATCAGGAGAATAGTAATATCCTTCAATTTGTCCTTTATCTGAGCTAATTTCAGCTCTTAGTGTTTCTACTGGTATGTGTTCTATCTGAACTATTTGCTTTCTTCCCTTACCATAGATAACTTGTATTGCAGCACCACCCATTAAGTAGTAATCATATATAACTTTCTTGACTACATCCTTCTTCATTAAGCTAATCATCTGTGCATACTGGTCAGGTTTACTTGCACTATCTGTAGCATCTAGTCCTCTACCATATATCATCTCTGATATTCCATTAATACATGCATGGTTTGTTGGAGATGCCATGAAGGTGTCAATTAGGTATTGATAGAAGTTGTTATCCTCTCCATACATTACAAAATCCTTTCTAGGATCTTCTATAACTTTTGGAGAAACATAACTAGCTAAATCTACTACTCTTATATCTCCTTCAAATTTTGGTTTTCTGTGTTGTCTACTCATAATTATCCATTATATACTTTGTAGGTGTTATCACCTTGTGTGCTTACTTTGTATAATCCTTTAATTGGATCATAATATTCTGATGCTCTTTGTGAAATAGTCTGATTAGTACAAAAAATTCTGTCTTTATATATTGTCTGCTCTACTGCCTCTCTAGGATTTTGCCATTGGCTTGTTGCTAAGTTCCATTGTTCTTGTGCATTTCCCCATGTTGATCCTATTGCTGTTAATGCCTCATCCCAATTAACAGTAATATTATTCCATAATTCAAATACTGTGTCCCAGTTTGATCCTAATGATGTTAATTTTAATTCATAGTACTTTCCTTCCTCTAAATTTAATGCAACATTAATAGATGAAAACCCACCTGACTTACCTAAAGGAACTGGATTTGTTTGTACTATATTGGTTTCTTCATCCCTTATAGTTAAAGTTCCTGATAAAACAGAAAATCTTGGAATAAACTGAAAAGTTTGTGCTGATGTTGCAGTACTTAGAATTATCATACCTATATAATGCTATTTATTTATTTTTTTATAAAGTGTAAGATTATTTCTAAAAAAAAAGGAGAACCTAAGTTCCCCCTTTAATTAGAAAAAAACACTTAACTATTATGATGTAGGAAAAGTACTAATTTGTGAATTACCAGTTGCAGCAGTTGTAACTAATGAAGGTGTTACAAATGATGGTGGTGCTTTCTCTATTGCTTCAAAAGTTAAATTGAATCCATTAAAATCACCCATTGCAGCTCCTACAGTAAAATTACCTGTATTTAGTGTACATCCATTCACCTGACCAACCATTAAATAATTGTCATCATTGTCTTGAACCACAATGTGTGGTCTACCAACTGCTAACAATTTAATTTCTTCACTTGTTGCTCTATCATAATATTGTAGTTGTAGTGTTAATGTTTCAGTATAGAAAGTAGTTCCATTCTCAGTAGAACTTGTAACAGTAGTATCTAAGTTTGATGCTCCTCTTACATCATACTCATACATATCAGGTGAAGATGCTCCAAAAGCAGTTATTAATCCTGCTGATTCAGTTATTGCTCCTAATGCACCAAAATTTGCAAAGAACACCTTTTTAATTCCTCCTGATTTATTTCTACAAGGTACTATCCTTCCAGTAGTTAAATTACAACTCATATTATTTTATTTTTTTTGTAAGTATTAGGAGGCTTTTACACCTCCTATTTACTTGGATTATTAACTTAAGATACTGATTATCAGTAAATTAAAATTTAGCAATTATGCTTGGTAAAGAACTATTTCAGATCCTAAACCATACTGGATTCCATATGCAAATCTTGCAACAAATCTAGCATTTCTATCTCCTAATGTATCAGCAGTATCAATTACCCTGATTTCATTTAAATCACTTAAAACTGAAGTCCCAAAATAAAGATTAGAAGTTTGTGCTAATGCCATTGTGTTTGTAGACATACCATTTGCCATGAATACTGGAACTCCATCAAAAGTTAATGCTTGGTTATTATACCACATTTGACCTTTGTTTTCATATCCACCACCAAAACCTAAGGCAAGACCACCTAAAGCTCTAATATAGTTCTTCATTACATCTTTAGAAACATATAACTTAAGATCTTCCTTTCCATAGATTGTGTTAGGACATAGATCTAAAGTAGCTCCCATTTTTGCTACAACATTTGCAGCAGTAATAGCAGCAGGATTAGCTACATCAATAATATCTGCATCAGCAGCCCATAATGTTTCATATCCATCTATCTCTCCTGCATTTGCATTTGTCCCAGTCCATATATTTGTTTCCACACTTGCAGCAATTTGGTCTGCAAAGTTAGCAATGATAAAGTCTGAAAAAGAAGAAGGCATATTAGTGAATGCACTAACTCCTAATTCTGCTGATTCCCATGAATCTACAAATTGTTTAGTACAAAACTTAGTGTTTACTTGAAACTCCTCAGTTTGTAATACTCTTTCTGTAATTGCTACAGTTCCTTGATCATCAAAATCACATGTTGAATTTTTAATAAGACCTGATGTAGCTACCTTTTGTATAACACTCTTGTGTTGTACATTTGGCATAACAGTTACACCACCATTCTCTAGTGTAGTTCCTGAAAGTAATGCACTGGCTATATATTTTTTTGCGCTAGCACCACTATAGCTTGTTGTTATTGTTGGTTTACTCATTTTTTTTGAATTTTAAAATTTATATTATTTACTTAATTTTTTGATAATTCTATCAAGACTTGTTTCAACTCTATTTGATGAGATTTGAAATTCCATCTCTTTAGATTTTGACTCAGGACTATGTGTTATTGGCTGTGCTGCAGGTTCTGCTGACAATTCAGTT